AGTGGTTCTAAATTACCAAATGATTTAAAAGTTTATTTTTATAGAGCTACAGGTGGAGAAATAGAGTCTAGAGTAGTAGAAGCATCACATAAACTTACACAAGAAGAATTAAAAAAGATGCCTCTTGTAGATAGAATTAAAGCACAAAAAATACAAACAAGAAAAGAAGCTGGTAAAGAGTTAGAAATTTTTGAAGACTACGCATACCCAACAAAAGGGGAAGATGTTGCTGATATTTTTCAAACAGATTCAATTTTTCCAAATTTTAATTTTCCTTCTACAGATATTAAAGTAATAAAAAACTTTATAAAAAAATCTTTTAAAAAAATACCTGAGCTTAAACATCTTTCTAAAATAAAAAAGGGAGATACTATTGACTATAATGGCTTTAAATATGTTTTTGAAGAATTTATAAACGGAAGTTGGAGTGCTAGTAAAGACTTTACTATGCGAAGTAATATAGTACTTAACCCTATAAAAAATTCAGATAGTGTCGGTGGTTCTTATACTGCTGGACCAATGGCTAAACTAAGATTAAAAAATTTACCAAATAAAAAAGGTATTGAATTAGATAAATCATTTTATCAAGAACCTATAAAAGTTCCTGTTTTATATTTAAGAAAAGATTCTTTTAGCGTAAAATCTGAAAGTATATTAAGAAATGAAATACTTAAATTAAATAAACCTAAAGGTTTAATGAGTAAAATATTTAAAAAAGGATTAAATTAAATGGCAGGTATAGGACAATTTCTAGTTGACTATGTTCAACCAAGTACTGAAAAATTTTTAGGTATAGATGATGAAGCAACAAAAGCTAGAGAAGATGCACGTACAGCTGCCCAAGAAAGAATAAACATGGCTGGGTTTGACGCAGATTCTAATATTTTATCTGACAATTCTAATATGAATCAAGATGGTTTTGAAGATACTTTATCTCATTTATTAGCAGGTGCTTACACTACATCAGAAGGTGGGCTTGATTTAGGAAAAAGAACTGGCAATGCTTTATTAAATTTAAGAGAACACTTTACAGATGAAGGTGAAGAAAAAAATATAGATATAAATAATAATAATTTAGGCAAAATTATAGCTGAATTTCGTTTAAGTAAAGCAGGTGGTGGTCTTAAAGGAGATGCATTAAAAGAACAAATCCTTGAAGACTCTAAAATGTTAGCTGCTTCTGTTTCAAAATTTAGTAATCAAGAACAAAAAACAGTACAAGAATATTTATATAATGAAAAAAATGGTTTAATGCATCAATTAGATAATTTTTTAAGTTCTGGTAGAGATATAAATACTTTAATGCCAATGCTAAGTACTAAAGGTATGAACAAAGGAGGTATGATGGATAATCAAATGGTTAAAGCATTTGCTATAGGTGGTGAAGCTATAGATCCTATAAGTGGTAATGAAGTTCCTGAAGGATCTTTTCCTAATGAAGTAAGAGATGATGTACCTGCTATGTTAAGTGAAGGTGAGTATGTTGTACCTGCTGATGTATTACGTTTTTATGGTTTAAAATTCTTTGAAGACCTTAGAGAAAATGCTAAAATGGAATTGCAAAGGATGTCACAAGATGGTAGAATGGGTGGAGAACCAGTTCAAGAATCTCAAAGTCTTACTGATACAGATGTTACTAGTTTAGAACGAATGATGCGTAATGCAAACAATGGTTCAAAAGGTGACATAGTAGAGATGGCTAAAGGTGGACTAATTGATAAACTTGCACATACAATTAAAACTGATAACGGAGTTAATCAAAGATTAGCTAAAGGTGGTGTTGTTATAAAAATGGCTCCAGGTGGTTTAGTAAGCTCTAGTTTATATCAAGATCCCACTAAGATGGATGAAGTTATAAAAGAAGTAACAGCAGCATCTAAAACTAATCCAGCTTTGTTTCAAAGACTAGCTAGTAAAGGTGTAGTATTAGATAAGACTGATGCTACTATGGACTCAGAAGAGATGCTTGATAAAAATAAACCTATGTTTAATTTAGAAACAGGTAAGGAATTAGTTACAGCTGCTGACGGTACATTTATAAATCCTACTAATAATATGTTCTATAATCCAGATATGTTTAAACCTAAAGAAAAAACAACAAGTACAGGAACCTTTCAAGATTCTAATGGCAATACTATTACAGTACGGTATGAAATTGTTAATGGTATAAAAATGATGACTGGTTATTCAAGAGATAATGACCCAGAAAAAAGATTATTTCCTATACCAATACCTGAAGGGTTTAGCAGGGTAGAAACTAGTACAGGATCTGAATTAGATAATCTTACTGTAGCTAAACCTGAGCCTGGTATAGGTGATGCAGCATATGACGATCAAGGTAATTGGTTAGGTGCAGGGAATGAATCTGATTTAGCTAGAGCTAGAGATCAATTTATAAATAGAACCCTAACAGGAACTCTTACTAAAGCAGATAAATTATTTTCAAAAATGGGATTAGTTAAAGGTCTTACTGCAATAGATAAATTAGCATTTGAAAAAATTAGAGGTGTAAAAGATACAACCCCATTTTCAAGGGCTGTTACTAGATTGCGTTCTGAAGTTATAAAAATGAAAAAAGATGATCCTGCTTACAAAGCTAGAAATACTCTTTTAGATAAAGTTAACGCAGCTCAAGATAAAAAACAAAGAGAAATAAATGCAAAAGACCCAAGTATAGGAGGGCCTGATGGAGATGTAACTTCTGGTGGTGTTACATCAGGTGTAGGAACAGGTGGTACAGGTGGCGGTATAGGGCTTGCAGATGAAGAGTCTCAAGGCAATTATGATTTTGATTCTGATGATACTGATTATGGTACTGGAACTGTTGATTATGGTAATGACTATTCATCCGAAGCAGAGGCAGAAGCAGAGGCTGCTGGATATGGATTTGCTCTTAACAAAGGTGGACTAGCTTCTAAGAAGTCCAAAAAAAGTTATGATAAAGGTGGTTACTATACTAATAAAAAAATGAACACTGGAGGTTTAGTTAAAAAGAAAAAGAAAAAATAATTATAAGGCTACTCGGCTACGGCTGACCCCAACAAAAGGAGAATAAATATGCCTCAATTAGATACAGAAATAAAACCAGAAAGAACAGCTGGTTTTGTAGATTCAAGTTACAATAAGAATAGACAAAGAATTGAAGAAGAAGAAAAAGAACTAGAAGAGCTTATGAAAGAAACCTCTGGAGAAACAGAGGAAGAAGTAGAAGCTAAAGAAGTTTCTGAAGAAGATGATACTAAACTTAGTGGTGAAGAAAAATCTTTTAAGAAAAGATACGGTGATCTAAGACGCCATATGAATGAAAAAGAAAAGTCTTGGAAAGATAAATTTGAGACACTTGAAAATCGTTTAAGCGATGAGGTAATTACCCCACCTAAGTCTGATGAAGATATAGCAGCTTGGGCAGAAAAATATCCTGATGTAGCTGGCATAGTAGAAACTATTGCACAGAAAAAAGCACAGGAGTTATTTAATAAAACAGAAAATAGAATTGAAGAACTTAATGAAGCACAAAGTGAAACTGCTAGAATTAAGAATGAAAATATAATTAGAGAAACTCACGCTGACTTTGATAAACTACGTGAAGCAGATGAATTTCACACTTGGGTAGATGAACAACCTAAGTGGATTCAAAATGCTTTATATGAAAATGCTGATGATGCAGCTTCTGTAGTACGTGTTATTGATCTCTATAAAGTAGATAAAGGTTTAACTACTAAAGATAAAAAAGCTAAGTCTAAAGCTGCTGCTTCTATGGTAAGCAAAGGTTCTAAGGCTAAAGTAGACGCAGATGATTCTAGTAATAGTATCAGAGAGTCTGATGTAGCTAAGATGTCTAATAGTGAGTTTGAAAAGAAATCGGAAGAAATTACCCAAGCAATGCGTTCGGGTAAGTTTATTTACGATGTATCGGGCAATGCTCGGTAATAAGCTGTTGACAAATATAAATTTAACAGTATAACTAGGGATAATAAACAAAGCCCCTTTTAGGACAACCTCTGTTTATTATTCCAATTCAATAAGTCTAAACAATAAAAAAGAACTACCTGCCAAGTATAGGCCCGATAGTTTTTAAGTAGGCATACTTAGAAAATATTGCACCCTAGAAAATGTCAGCCTCTTTGTCATTATGTTTAGCTACTAGCCAAACATCCAAGGAGGACATAATCATGGCTTTTACAACCGCAGCAGGTTATGGGAACTTACCTAATGGTAATTTTAGTCCTATAATCTATTCTAAAAAAGTACAACTTGCATTCCGCAAGAGTACTGTTGTGGGTGATATAACTAATTCTGATTATTTTGGGGAAATTAATGGTCAAGGCGATACAGTCAAGATCATTAAAGAGCCAGAAATTTCAGTTAGTGCATACGCCCGTGGCACATCAGTTCAAGCACAAGATCTTGATGATGAAGATTTTTCACTTGTAGTCGATAAAGCAAACTACTTTGCTTTTAAAATGGACGACATTGAGGAAGCTCATTCACACATCAATTTCATGCAGCTTGCAACAGACCGTGCTGCATATCGTTTAGCTGATCAATACGACCAAGAAGTTCTTGGTTATCTAGCAGGCTATAAACAATCATCTCTTCACTCATCTGCCGATGCAGTTAATGCTACCACAAATGGTACTGTTGCTGTAGCTTCAGCTGGTACAGATGAATTGCTTTCTAGCATGAAGTTAAACAAAGGATCTTTTGGTAACATTACTACAAGTTCCGCAGGAGCGCACTCAATTCCAGTGGCAGCTCGTCTACCTGGTGCAACTGCACTTCCAACAGCGACTGCTTCACCTCTTATGGTGATCTCTCGTATGGCTCGTTTGCTTGATCAACAACAAGTTGATACAGCAGGTCGTTGGTTAGTCATTGACCCAGTGTTCATGGAAGTTTTACGTGATGAAGATTCTCGTCTTCATAATGCAGACTTTGGTGAGTCAGGAAGTATACGTAACGGACTAGCTGTCAATAATCTTGGTGGTTTCCGTGTGTATGTTTCTAGTAATCTACCATCAGTTGGAACTGGTCCAGGTACTACAGGTACTGCAAACCAAATTGCTAACTTTGGTGTTATCGTAGCTGGACATGACTCAGCTATAGCAACCGCAGAACAGATCAATAAAACAGAAACCTACAGAGACCCTGATAGCTTTGCTGATATTGTTCGTGGGATGCATTTGTACGGCAGAAAGATACTTCGTCCTGAAGCTATCACTGTTGCACAATACAACGCAGCGTAAGGGAGGACTGACAAATGGCTACATATGCATCAAGTT